TCTTCACTTTGTCTTCTTTTAATGCTAAACCAGCAATAACAGCATCGTTATTTGGGTATAAAGTACTTGAAGATGTTAATGTGGTTGATTTATTCGCTACGTTTTCAGGCGTAAAAGTCAACGCATCTATAATAGATTGATAATTAATATCACTACTTGCCAATTCCTGATAAAATGTACCATTCCAACGATAAATTTTGTTGTTATCTTTAGTTAGGTATAATTTTCCTTGTTCACCCGTAACAGGTAAATTTACTGCGCTTGCAAATTCTAAATAATTAGCTAGTTCTGAAAGCGGTTTAGTATTAATAGTTCCGTCTGTTTCTTGAACGTTAACTTTTTCGGCTGTTGTGCTGGTTTGGTTGTTTTTTAACTTAACATTTCCGTACGTTGGATTTTGTAAAGTTTGCGCTTGCATTCCAAATGTCGCAAGCAATAATAATAGGATGTACTTTTTCATGTTTATATTGGTTTAATTAATTCGCCTAATGAAGGTATAAATGTTAATGTAAAACTTGTTCCTGATTGAGTCCAATCGTTATCGTTTAGTAATGCGCCATTCCAAAAAATAGCGGTTACATTGGCTAAAACGCCTATATCAAATGTATCTTGAACTCCATCAGCTATGAATGTTATTTTTGGAACTGATATTGGAGTGTCTAAAATGTTTGCTTTTAATGCCAATGCTTTAAAAACCGCATCTTCACTCGGTGCAGTTGTAGTAAATGATTCTCTAATGGTCTGAACAATTCCTATCAATTCCGCAGCAATTGGAATTTCAACACCTAAACTCCAGATAGAACCATCCGACATTATAGCGTTTAGTTCTTCAGTAGCTACAATCGTAGCACCTCCGTTCACGTTGTAAAACGTTCCTTTGCCAACTAATATCCATTCTTTTTGCGTGGTAGTTGGTAATGTTTGACCATCTGTAACGGTTACTGGCCTAAATCCAACACCGCCAACTGTGCCGACATATGTAGCAATGAAAACACTTAGCTCTTCAATAGTAGCTCTATGCAATTCGCTTCCTACTTCATGCGGAATATTATCCGTTAATGAAATAGAAGCTGATGGTAATTGACCAACTCTTATAGTGCTTATCTCTAGTGGATCTATCATAATTTCATAATATATAAGTCAATTATATAAGGCTGCATATTTTTACCTACTCCAGATTCTCCCGAAAAATCAGTATAAGGAATACCTAAAGAGTTACTTTCCATTTCTCTGCCTAAATATCTAATATTAGTTGTTCCGCTTCCAGATGATCCCGATTGATCCCCCATTGCGTGATTGTGCTGAACCAAAACAGCATCTCTTGAACCTCCAGTTTGACCTATAACGTTATTTGACGCTCCGTAAGCAATACCTACTTTTCCGTCAATGTTGTCAGTACCGTTATTACCGTTTCTAATTGCCCACCCTAAACATATATTTCTTCCTAGTCCAGTTTCGTCAAAATTATCTGTTATGTAAGCTTGATTAACCGCCAGTCTTTTTGTTTCGTATTGAAAAACTCCTACATACGGCTGTAAGAATGCTATTAATTGTTGAATTGTAAAATAATTTAAATCAGTTCCTAACTCATGAGGAATTTTACTTTCTAAAGTAGGTATATTTGGAGGTAATTCGCCAACTCTTATAGTAGTTATATCATTTGGATTTATCATAATTCTCTAGTTCTAATTATTACGTTTGTATCGCCATTATTGACTATTACATTTGGATCTCCATTATTTAATACTGTCATTCCTAACTGAGTCGTTAAAGGTTTTCCGAATCCTGTTGCAGTTCCAGAAAACGACATGAATTCACCTACACTATTCACTTCTGACAGTTCATTTATGTAAAATTTACCGTAATCTACAACAGGATATACAACCCCTTGTATTTTCCAATCTAACAAAATCCTGTCTCTTTTCAATTGCTTTAACTTATCATAACTGGCAATATTAAAATTACCACCTACAACCGTGCTATTCAGCTGTAATCCGCTAAATGAAATAGAGTAAGATTGAACTAAAGGTGTTGAAGTTGACCACCCCGCATTGTCTCTAGTGGTTGTATCAATCATCTCAACGCTTTCTTGCATAGAGTTATCAGTTAAACAACCAATTGGTAGCCAATTAGCGTTAATTTTAATAAACAAAATACGATCTTCTCCGTTTATGAAATCCATATTACAAATATAATAAAATTATCCTTTAATTGTGGGTTTTACTGTTTCTCCGTAGTCAAAAGTTTTATTATAAACTAAATCCGATATTTCAGCAGAAAACAACTCTAAAGACTTAATTGTAGAAATATTTGAAAATGTATCATAAGAGTACTCTATAGGCATAAATTTTCCACTTATATTATCTATTTTAATAGATGACAAATAAGGAATATAACCAAATGTAGAACCTGTGAATTTCTTTAATGGTTTTTGAGATATTCTCAATTCTTCCTCCGCTGCAATTTGTAAAAGAGGTTTGCTTGTAAATTCTTTTTCTCTATTCCACAACGAAGTCGTATCAATTCCATTTTCTTTAAATATAGCTCCTAAATATATAATCCCCTCATTGTCTCCGTTGAAAATTGTTTTATTCTCTTTAATTATAGTGCTTATTTTAGTCGCTCGTTCAACTGTATGAAATTCACCTACTATATTGTCACCTGCAATAGTGTTTATTAAATCCAAACTTGATACTTCCGCAAGAGTGGCATCTACAGGCATATTTGCCATATATTTAGATACGTAAACCTCAACAAATACACCACCAGTATCAGGCAATGGCAAAGAATTAGTTTCATATGTTTTAGTTATAATTGTACGTCTATAATCATTTGAATATATTGGTATTTCAATTTTAGTAAATGAATTGCCTAATATCCAACTGCCATCTTCTTTCATAGAATATAACCCTTGTCTTATTTTAAAATAAAACATTGCACTACCATTAGATTTTAATGTTACCTTAAAAGTAAAAGTATTCCCTTCGTTTAATAAAACAGATTCTGACGTAGCTAATAATTTTATAGGATTTGACTCTGTAAGGTAGTATATATCTGGAGTCATTTTAAATCCATTAAAACTTAATGGATCATTTATCAAGTAAGATATATTTTGACTGTTTAAAATCCAACCTTGATAATTTAAATTTCCGTCATGAATTATTGAAGGATTAGAAAACAACCCACTAACGAATCCGTACTTATAATTAACCCTAAATGCCGAAACCCCACCTTTAATATCAATTTTTTGATTCCCTGAGCAATGGTAAGGGTAAAAGTTATTTATTTGACTACCTAATACTTTACCTATATTTAAAGTGTTATTTCCTATATAATTATTTCTAATATCATATCTTCTAAATAATGGATAATCAGTTAAGAATAATTCGTTTGGCTTGTAAATATACCATTCGCCATTTTCTTGAGTTATACAAGCGCAAAAAATATCTAAAATACTTTTTAAAACTTCTTCACACGACATAATTGTGCCGTTTCCTGTGTTTTGACCATCTGCACGAAAAAACCTGTCAGAATTAAGTTTTATTTTAGTAAGAACATCCATATTTGGCGACCTAGTAATACCATCGTAAATAGTGTTAATTGATGTGTTTATAGGTAGTGAAATGCCTGTTCTACGTAAGCAATTATAAATAATATCAATAGCACTCATTTTGCCCACAAAACGAACCCCATTTGGCCGAACAAATGATAAATTTGAAATAGCTCCTAATCCATCGATGCAATCGATCGAAATAGTCCAGATATCTCTAGTAAATGATTGATAAATACCGTCTGGCTTTAAGAATCCGATAAATACAAGCTTTTCGTTTTTATATAATCTAACTGTAAAATCTTGTTCATTTTCAGTATATAAATCTTCTAAAGTAAGCGCTGTACTAGCTTCTAAATCAAGTGATAGTCCAGTACCTCTGATTGGTTCTAGGTGATCTTTTACGCTTCCTTTTTCAATAGTCGCACGCCCTTTTATTTCCGTTGCATTTCCAAAATATTGCTTGTTGTAAATTTCACAACGATATTCATCATTAACTATATTTTTGTATTGAAAAAAATATTTTAAGTTTATGTTTTCTGTCTCTGGAATCTGCAATACTGATTGTGTTATGTTTGGGTCGAAAGATCCAAAAGATATATTAATAGGTAATGAAGTATTTATAATTACTTCAATAGTGTTATTTTTTCCAATATAAAAAATGTTTGAATAAGTATAGTTATTTACTAAAAAAAACAAGGTGTTGTCTATCATGTTAAGTAGCGATAATTGTCTTTCTATTTTGTT